TATCGTAATTGTAATGACGCGGTGGAGTTTGCGTGACCTCACGGCTAAGGTGTTAAAGGCATCTGCACAAAGAGGCGGGGACGAGTGGGAAGTTATTGAGTTCCCTGCCATTATGCCCAGCGGTAACCCGCTGTGGCCGGAGTTCTGGGGCAAAGAAGAGTTAACTGCACTGCAGCAGGAACTGCCTAACAGCAAGTGGATGGCGCAGTACCAGCAGAACCCTACGTCAGAAACCTCCGCAATCGTTAAGCGGGAATGGTGGAAGATGTGGGAAGAGGAGGAGCCACCTCCGTGTGATTATATTTTGATGTCATGGGATACGGCGTTTGAGAAGAACAACAGGGCTGACTATTCAGCCTGTACGACATGGGGAGTCTTCTACCATGATGATGACGCGGGGAATTCGCAAGCAAACATTATCTTGTTGAATGCGTTTAGGGAGCGGATGGAGTTCCCGAAGCTTAAGAAAGTAGCCATAGAGCAGTATGATGAGTGGCAACCCGACTCATTGCTCGTAGAGAAGAAGGCATCGGGTGCGCCGTTGATCTATGAGATGCGGGCAATGGGGATACCGGTACAGGAATATACCCCCACTAAAGGTAATGACAAAATTACACGGCTTAATTCGGTGTCTGATTTGTTTGCTTCTGGTATGGTGTGGGTTCCCAACAGACATTGGGCGGAAGAGGTCATAGAAGAGATAGCAAGTTTTCCCGCTGGGGAACACGATGACTACGTAGACTCTACCTCTATGGCGCTAATGCGGTTTCGCAAAGGCGGCTTTATACGTCTGCCATCAGACCAAGCAGACGAGATTCAGTACTTTAAACAACGCCGGGGGGTGTACTATTAATGCTGGATGATAAGTCTAAAAGCTGGATACAAAGAAACATGCGGCTTTTTACCCCTGAAGTAAAGATACAAGCAATGGAGCGGTTAAGCACCTGTAGGGACTGCCCACAGCTAAGACCTACTTTAAATACATGCAAGCAATGTGGCTGCTTAATGCCAGCCAAAGTATTTCTAAAAAACGCCCGTTGCCCGTTAAACAAATGGGGCGTTATGAAAGGTGATTAACTATGGCGATTGAGCGCAGTTTAAACGGAATGCCTGATGGGGAAGACACCCTAGGTAATCTGGGGGAAGTAGGTATTGAGGATGTCCTAGAGATTGAAGTGGAGATGCCTGAAATCTCAGAGATGGAGGACGGCAGCGTAGAGATCATGCTTGTCTCCGAGACTGATGACATCGACAATGCACCGTTTGATGCCAACCTTGCAGAGTACATGGATGACGGCCAGCTCACTGAGTTGTCCTCGGAGCTAGTTGCTGAAGTAGAAGCAGATACCCAGAGTCGTAGGGAATGGACAGATACTTACGTTAAAGGCATGCAGGTACTGGGGTTTAACTACGAGAACCGTACTGAGCCTTGGCAAGATGCTTGTGGGGTATACAGTACTGTATTAGCAGAAGCTGCCATACGTTTTCAAGCTGAGGCCATGAGTGAGACTTTCCCAGCGGGTGGCCCTGTTAAGACCAAGATTCTGGGTGAGATTACCCGTGAGAAAGAAGACGCAGCGCTGCGCGTTCAAACAGACATGAACTACGAACTGACGGACGTGATGTCAGAGTACCGCCCTGAACACGAACGTATGCTGTACAGCTTAGGATTAGCCGGTTCCGCCTTCAAAAAGGTTTACTTTGATCCCAACCTAGACCGTCAGGTTGCTTTGTACATCCCTGCGGAAGACATGGTTGTACCCTACGGGGCATCTAACTTGGAAACTGCAGAGCGTGTTACGCACATCATGCGTAAAACCAAGAATGATGTGACAAAACTGCAAGACGCAGGGTTCTACAGGAACGTAGAACTAGGCGAGCCAGTTACTTTTTCCACTGATATTGAAGAACAGAAGGCCAAAGAGAGCGGTTTTTCTATAACGGATGACAACCGCTACACGTTATACGAGGTTCACGCCGACTTAATCCTTGATGAGATAGATCAGCCAGAGCGGGAACGCCCGCGTGGTATGGGATTAGCCCGTGGAGAGGACAGGAAAGAGGGAGAAGCCCTGCAAATAGCCCTCCCTTACGTGGTAACACTAGAACAAGGCACCGGCACAATCCTTGCAGTACGCAGAAACTGGAATCCTGATGATCCGTTGAAGCTAAAGCGTCAACATTTTGTCCATTATGTGTACGTTCCGGGGTTTGGCTTCTATGGTCTTGGTTTAATTCACATTATTGGGGGCTATGCACGCGCAGGAACCTCCATAATCCGTCAATTAGTTGACGCGGGTACCCTTTCTAACCTACCGGGGGGCTTAAAATCACGCGGATTACGGGTAAAAGGGGACGATACGCCCATTGGACCGGGTGAATTCCGTGATGTTGACGTCCCTAGTGGGTCAATACGCGAGAATATCCTCCCATTACCTTACAAAGAGCCAAGTCAGACGTTATTGGCCCTATTAGACAAGATTACTGAAGAAGGCCGTAGATTAGGCGCTATATCAGACATGAACATCTCCGATATGAGTGCAAATGCACCTGTCGGTACCACATTAGCTCTACTTGAGCGTACTTTAAAGCCAATGGCAGCGGTGCAATCCCGTGTCCATTACGCTATGCGGCAGGAATTTAAACTCCTGCGGGCAATTATGTCTGAGTACGCACCGGTAGAGTATACGTACATGCCTGACCGTGGGGAGCAACGTGCTCGTCAAGCTGACTATGCCACGGTGGAAGTAATTCCTGTCAGTGATCCTAATAGCAGCACGATGGCACAGAGAGTTGTGCAATATCAGACTGTTATGCAAATGGCACAGGCTGCCCCACAAATCTATGACCTGCCACAGCTTCATCGTCAGATGATCGAGGTCTTAGGAATTAAGAACGCCGACAAGTTAGTCCCAACTGATGACGATATGACTCCGGTTGATCCAGTTAGCGAGAACATGGATGCGCTTACCAGTACACCGATAAAAGCGTTTATGTACCAAGATCACCAAGCTCATATTTCTGCTCACCAAGCTTTTATACAAGACCCAATGATTGCTCAAACGATTGGGCAGAATCCTTTAGCCAACCAAATTATGGGAGAACTCCAAGCCCACATTGCAGAGCACACGGCGTTCTTGTATAGGCGGCAGATTGAGGAACGTATTGGTGCACCACTGCCACCACCTAATGAGGAGCTATCCGAAGAAATGGAAGTGCAACTGGCCCAGTTACAGGCAACTGCGGCTATCCAACTGACGGAAGCCCATACCCAACAACAAGCTCAACAACAAGCGCAAGAACAAGCGCAAGACCCAATCATGCAAATGCGCCAAGAAGAGCTGCGTTTGAAAGGAGAAGAACAGGAACGCAAAGCATTGAAAGATGCTTCTGACGTAGCCTTGGATCAAGGTAGATTAGATTTAGATACTAAGAAAGCTCAGTCTACTGCGGCGCTGGAAGCTAATAGAATTGCTTCGCAGAACCAGGCGGCTGAAGCTAAGAACGATGTGGCCGAAGCCAAAGTTATTTTGGACATGGCAAAAGTGAAAGGTGATGAAAAACGAACGGACGCGGAAGCGCATCGTGATGCGTCTGAAGCTTACCGCGATGACCGAGAGGATAGATAATATTTATTTTAAAACCACAGGAGTTAGAACCCTATGAAGACTGAAATAGAACAAGCGATAAAAGAAATAGCAACAGAAATAAAATTAATTCCGGCAGCAGATGTTCGGATGAAAGCCTCACAAGCGGTGTTAAACCTTGCTCATGCTCTTGCTGTGCTAGAGCGTATAGAGGAAAGTAAATAATGGCTAAAACCGTCTTTGACGTGCTTAAAGAAAAACTTACAGAGCAGAAACGCTCTAGCGAAGAATTTATACAATCCGGTGCAGCTAAAGACTTTGCCGAGTATAGAGAAGTGTGTGGTGTGCTTCGGGGTCTGGACACTGCATTACGAGAAATCAATGACCTCTCGCGTAATTACATGGAAGATGAAGATGACTGAGATGACGGCTTTGGAAAAGAAGCGGCAAGAGAAAATAGAAGAGGTAGAAGTGTCACAGGAAGAGATGGAAGCATTCATCCCTAAACCTGTGGGGTACAGGGTACTTGTAGCCCTCCCCAACGTGGAAGAAACATTTTCAAATGGTATTTTGAAGGCAGCTAAAACCCTCCATGAAGAGTATGTCCTGTCTACGATAGGTGTAGTTTTAGATATGGGGGAGCAGGCGTACACAGATAAAGATCGATTCCCTACTGGGCCGTGGTGTAAAGCCGGGGACTTTGTAATGTTTCGAGCTAATACAGGTACACGTTTTAAGGTTGGCGCTCAGGAGTATCGTCTGATGAATGATGATTCTATTGAAGCCATTGTTAATGATCCGAGTGGAATCACTCGTGCGTGAGGAATAAATTATGCCAATGCAACAAGTAGAGTACGAATTCCCTGATCCTGATAAGAAGGATGCTAAGGAAGTAGAAGTGGACATAGCCGACGAAGCTGAGTTTGAGCTAGAAGTAGAAGGGGCTGTTGGGCGGGAACAGGTAAAGAAACCTGGGGTCGCTGAAGAAAAAGAGTTTGAGGTAGAAATCATTGATGACACCCCTGAAAAAGATAGGGGGAAGACTCCTTCTAACTTTAAAGAAGTCGATGATGAAGAATTAGAAAGTTACTCTAAGACTGTAAAAAAACGGATTGGGCAGTTGAATAAAGCTATACACGACGAACGCCGTGCTAAGGAATCCGCAGAAAGAGAACGAGAAGAGTTGGCTAATATTGCCAGACCTCTTTTTGAAGAGAACCAAAAATTAAAAGGGACGGTGGAAAAAAACCAAGCTACCCTTATTGAGCAAGCAAAGGTTACGGTCAATGCAGAAGTAGTAGCCGCCAAACGCCAATACAAAGATGCTTACGAATCTGGTGACTCAGAGGCAATAGTCCAAGCGCAAGAAGCGATGACTACGGCTAAAATACGTGCGGATAAAGTGGGTAGTTTTAAACCTGCGCCTTTACAACCGCGTGAAAATGCTATAAAAGTACCGGAACAAGAAGCTAAAACCCCTGTGCAACGTGATCAACGTGCGGATGCCTGGGCTCAAGAAAATTCTTGGTTTGGCTCGGACGATGAAATGACAGCGTTCGCTTTAGGGTTAGATACCAAACTAAAGAAAAACGGGGTAAACCCGCGTTCAGATGAATACTACGAGAAAATTGATTCTCGTATGCGCGAACTCTTTCCAGATCAATTTGAGGGCGCACCGACACAAAGAAAATCGAGCAATGTGGTTGCTCCCGCTACGCGGAGCCGGTCACCTAAAAAGGTGACATTATCGCAAACACAAGTAGCTCTTGCAAAACGACTAGGCGTTACCCTAGAAGATTACGCTAAACAAGCTGCGGTATTAATGAGGAAACAAGACTAATGGAAAACAGACTCGACAGAGAACTAGATACCACTGAAAAGAAAACCCGTAAGCAAGCGTGGACTAGGCCCGAACTATTGCCTAACCCTACACCGCAAGAAGGGTATAAATTTCACTGGGTTCGCGTTGCGACCAACGGTCAGCCTGATCCTACGAATGTTTCTTCAAAGTTACGAGAAGGTTGGGAGCCATGTAAAGCCTCGGATCACCCTGAGATTGAGTTGGTGAGTATCGAGAACGAACGCTTTAAGGACAATGTTGTCATGGGCGGTCTTATGCTTTGTAAAGCACCCAAAGAGCTTGTTGAAGAACGTAATGCCTATTATAGAGATACAAACGAGGCGCAAATACGTTCTGTAGACAATAATTTAATGCGAGAGTCTGACCCCAGAATGCCTATGTTTAATGAACGGACTTCTAAGGTTACTTTCGGTAAAGGATAATTTTAGGAGATTCAAATGGCTACTACAGCTACCCCCTATGGGCTTCGGCCTATAAATGAGGTGAGTGGTACTCCCTATGCAGGGGCCACCCGCAAACTTCCTATTGTGTCCGGTTATGGTACTAATATTTTTTATGGCTCTGTGGTCATAATTAATGCTACAGGTACTATTGAACTGTGCACGGATATAGGTTCCGCAGGCGATCCATTCCCCGCTGGTACTATTGGCGTGTTTATGGGTTGTTCTTATACGGATGCAACTATGGGTTTTGTTAACCGCCAGTACTGGCCTGCTAGTCAGGTAGCTGCTGATGCGTTAGCATTCATCGTAGATGACCCCAATGTTGCTTTTCAAATACAAGGTGATGCAGCAATGGCGCAAGCCACACTGGGCATGAATGCACCTTTGGCTAATGTACAATCGACCGCTACAGGTAGCACTGCTACTGGTAACTCGAATGTCGCATTGGACGCAACAACAGCAGCAACTACAGGTATTGCCTTTAGAGTCGTTGATTTTATCAATGCTCCGGGCAGTGAAGTAGGTGACGCATTCACTGATGTGGTGGTTAAATTTAACCCCGGATCGCATTCATACACCAGCAACACCGGCACTGCTTAAGGAGCATTGACTTATGGCTATTTCACGAGCGCAACTCCTCAAGGAGCTATTACCGGGTTTGAACGCTTTGTTTGGACTTGAGTACGCAAGATACGGCGAAGAAACTAAAGAAATCTTTGAAACAGAGAGTTCTGACCGTTCCTTCGAGGAAGAAGTAAAGTTGTCAGGCTTTGGTGCCGCCCCCGTTAAAAACGAGGGTTCCGCCATTCAGTATGACAACGCACAAGAAACCTACAC